ACTCCTCATCTACACAACACTAGACCTAGCAGATAGCATCTACGCAACTACACCTTGCATTAAGCAAGGTGTTGCTAGTTGCGTAGATTTCTACCTATTTCTACACACTTGCGTATATACGCAGTTGCGTAGATTTAAGCATCTTGCGTAGACTTTTACAACATAAGTGCATACGCAATTGCCTATACGCAATCTACGCAACTGCGTAGACGCATCCTTAAAACGGTGAGACATACGGCTCGTCCTTCTTTATTTTTGGCGGCATGATCCAGCAGTATTCCCCTACCGATGTCTTGTGGTAGCCGACCAATCCCTTGTCAAACATAGCCTTCTTACCGCGGTCCCAGTCCGTATAGATGCTCTTGCTGTCGCCCTTGCGCTTCACAAACGCCTCTCTCCACTCAGCCAGCATCACGGTCTTATGGCGCTCCTCACCGACGTTTGTCATGTGCCCGTTCTCGTCCAGCGCCGTCTGGATTGACTCAAACGCAGCCAACTGGTTGCCGTACAGCTTGCGTGGCTTCTCTTGTCTTTGCACTGCATCAGCCTGCGCCTGCTGCTGCATCGCCTCGTCACTTGCTCTCACGGCTAGGCTAATCTGCGCGTCGCTGATGCCAAGTGCGCTGGCCTTGATCTCCACCCTCACCATCTCAAACCCAATCTTCAGCCCGTCCTGGCCGTCCTTCTGCTTACTGATGGTGAGTACGCCTGACCCCGCTATCGGGCTTGCAGGGTTGGGTTGCGCGTCAACCTTCATGAGTTCCAGCTGGGTGTCCACGGCTCCGAGCAGACTGGAGTGTCCCCGCAATCCCTTGGTGGCGTCTTTACCCGAGTGATGTAGGACCATCATGGCGCAGCCCAACATACGCTGTATCCGTCCCGCGTTATGGATGAAAGCTCCCATGTCCTCTGAGTTGTTCTCGTTGCCACCGCCGAATGCCCTGGCTAATGTGTCAATCTGCACCAGCTCAAACTGGACGCCTGACTTCTCCATCAGGTCCTTGATCGAGGCCACCAGCAGGTCAAAGTCCTCGGCGCTCGATCTCATGTTGATGGCGGCCCTGATGACGTATATCTCGGCTCCCGCTTGCGTCTTGTTGTGGAGCTTGCAGGCTTTGATCCTTGCGCCGATGCCGCCAAAGCCTTCCCCGCAGATGTACAGGACAGCGCCTGCAGCCTGCACCTCCCGCCCCATCCACGGCCTGCCCGTTGCCACCGCCTCGGCAATGTCCAAGGCGACGAATGACTTGTAGGACCCTGGCGGCCCGTATAGGGCAGCAAACGCCTTCTTCGGCAGGACGTTCTCAATCAGCCACTCGACCGGCTCGTCCTCGATATCATCCCAAGCCTCGATGTTGAGCAGTTGCCGTGGGATGAGGATAGGCGGCTCTTGATGTATATCAAAGTTATCGGGTTCTACGGTAACTTCGATAGAACTAGGCTCAATCCACTCAGGTGTCACTACCTGGTCCACACTGGTGATGACGGGTAATGCTTTGGCGAGTTCTGCCAGCCTGGTGCGGTCACCGCCGTCCGCTACCCACTCGTATGCATCGTCACCTAGATCCGGTAAGTTGAAGTCGAGCACGCGAATCGCCTTGGCGACCGGCAGCAGCGCCTGCACTACGCGCTTTGCGTACTTCCAGCCTGGCGCATCGCAGTCCGGAACCACTATCACTACCGCACCGGCAAAGTATTGGGTTATGTCTTCCGGCCAGTGCCCAGCACCGGCGTGCGACGTTGTCGCAATCGCCCCTATGCTGACCAGGGCATCCGCTGCCTTCTCGCCCTCCACCAGGTAAATGGCACGTCCGGCTTCCCGAGCGTTGATGAGTTCCGGCAGGCGGTAGGGCACTATCCGCGCCCCTGTCATGCTGCCCTTGCGGTTCCCCGCGGCATCCACCTTGTGGAGAGAATACGTCTTGCCCTTCTCGGTGTTCGTCTTGAACCGGCGCTTTACGAATAGGGTTTCGCCCGACTCATCCCTATACTCCCACTCCTGCTCCAGCGTTGGCATAGTCATCAATTCACCTTTGATAAGCGCGAGACTGTACTCCTGGCGCTGGAGTGCTGGCAATAGGTTGCGTTCGCGTACCGCGTCGAATACAGAGTGCTGGTCGCACCCGCCGTGGCAATGGAACAGGTACTTCCCATTGTCTTCCTTAATGGAAAGCGACGGGTTTTTGTCCCCGTTTCCTCGGCCATGCCCAGCCACAGGGCAGCTTGCCAGCCAGTTCCCGTTCACCTTTTTGGCGTTACCCAGGGCTTTGGCTATTTCTTCTGTTGAGTCTTGCATATCGCGTCCACCTCTTGAATTCTTTTTCCGATCCATGCCATCACAGGCACAGCCATTGAGTTGCCCAGCGCCTTGTACCTCGGCCCGTCAGGGGTTGCCTTGCCCTTGGGCTGGATGTCGGTGTAGTTGTCAGGGAACCCTTGCAGGCGCTCACACTCCACGGGAGTCAGGCGGCGTACCGCCATTGCTTGCAGTGCCATATATCCAGCCGCAGCATGGTCAATGCTATTACTGAACCCGCCCGACGTATTGCGGGAAAGCATTGTTCCAGCTACATCATGGGTTGCTATCGGCTGCGCCACTTGCTGGTCTTGCGTTGTGCTAATGGTGAATGCCACATCATCCGACCCAAGGTAACCTTTGCCGCCACCTTCGCACCCACCGCGCACCTTGAATGCGTGTGCCACCGTGTTATCAAATACACCGCCAGCGGCACAACGTAATGCGGTAACCGTTTCTGATGTTGTTTGGTTGTAAGCATCAAATGCAATCGGTTGTGCCACAAATAATCCGCACTCATTACCAGCTGGGCCGCCGCTACCTTTAGCCCACTTGCTTGTCACGGTGTCGGAAGTGTTTGGGTCTGAGCCGCCATAGACAGGGCTTGTGCTAGTGCTGGCGGCAACTGTTTTCCTCTTTTCTCGGCTCGGCGCAGGATGCCCTTGCAAGCTGTGGCGCTCAAAAAGTACCGCTGCGGCAGGTCGCCAGTCTCCAAGGTATCCGACAACGAACACACGGCGGCGTCGCTGTGCCACTCCGAAGTATTGAGCGTCAAGAATGCGGTATGCGAACCCATACCCGAGTTCGCCCAACGCCCCGAGGAAGACCCCAAAATCTTTTCCTCCGTTAGATGACAGGACGCCAGGGACGTTTTCCCAAACAAGCCACTGGGGTTTGTATTTGTCAGCAATGGCAAGATAGGTGAGCATGAGGTTGCCACGCGGGTCATCCAATCCTTTTCTGAGTCCTGCGACTGAGAATGATTGGCATGGTGTTCCTCCAACGAAAACATTGACATCTGCATCAGGCCACTCCTTAAATTTGGTCATATCGCCCAGGTTGGGCACGTCTGGGTAATGGTGCTGCAACACCTTGCAAGGGAACGGCTCAATCTCTGAATACGCCACCGATTCCCAGCCCAATGGATGCCAGGCGACACTTGCCGCCTCAATCCCACTGCAAACTGATAGAAATTTCATACTTGTACTTTTTTAGAGGAAAAAAAAGCCGGTGGAGATCAACCCACCGGCCACCAGACTACTGGTTAGAAAAACTCTTCATCGTCCATTGCTGGCGCAGGCGCTGGCTTGGCCTTGCTGCGCTGTAGCACCGCAGTAGGTACAGGCGCTGGCTCCGGCTCGGCAAACTCTCCACCATCTGCATCCATGCCTGCAGGACGCGCAACCCAGCTCACCAGCTTGAAGTTCGGCACTCGGGTGTTGCCCTTGCCAACCTTCTCAGGCGTCGAGTTAACATACTCGATGACCGGCAGCTTGCCTGCGTTATCACCGGCAGCCTTATCGGCCTCGTTGTAGATTTTTTCGAATCCTTTACAAGGCCCGTACGCGTTCGCCGACCAATCGACCAGGCCGAGTTCCTTAGAGTAAAGAGTCACCACAAACCCGCGCTTGTACCCCTCACCAGGTGACTGGCTCTTAGCGCCCAGCACCTCATCCGGCTGCCAATCGCGTACACCAGCACCAATCATCAGCCAGCCTGTTTGCACCGAGTCCAGGTCCATGACCACCTTCTTGAGTTGGATTTCCTCACCGTCGCGGTTTGTCCAGGCGTTAGCCTGCGGTGCGAATCGGATGTAAGAGTTTCCTGATCCAGAGTTAGAAGATAAATTTAGCATTTCAGTTTCCTAAGTTTCGTGCGTTAGCACAGTGTTAGATGTCGGAGGATTCCGTCATCTTTGCCAGAGTCAGTCCACTTGAGACCTTCTCTGTCAAATCGTCGAGCAGATGCCGGTCATCTTTGCTCAGTAATTTCTCAGCTTGCGCTGGCGTGATCATTTCTCTCTTGTAAAACAAATCGTTAGGAATAGGCAGTCGAT